TTTTTGATGCGCGTGAGTCTGGGGATCCGAGACGTCTGGGAGGTGTTGGGCCATGGCCGGTCGTGGACCTTCCCCCAAAGACACCCGCTCAAGGCCGCGTGATGATCGAGCTCGACAGGCTCAGGTGACGCTCCTTTCGACGGATGGCAAGTTGTACGGACCGACGTTGCCCGAGTCGATCGAGTGGCCGGATGTGACGTTGGCGTGGTGGGAGACGTGGCGCACTTGTGCGCAGGCGAAGACGTTCACTGACACGGACTGGTCCTTCTTGCTCGATACCGCGGTGTTGCACATGGAGTTCTGGGATGGCGATCGGGGATTGGCGGGCGAGCTGCGGTTGCGTGCGGCGAAGTTCGGCGCAACTCCGGAGGATCGTGCCCGGTTGAAGATCGCCATCGGCGACCCGCCCACTACGCCAGCACCACGCAGCCGTACGCCGGCCGCTCGCACTCGACGCAGCCGGGTACTGAAGGCGGTTGGGGATGACGGCTGATTCATTGAGGTCGCTCGGCTGGGCGGCCATCGATTGGATCGAGCACTTCCTCGTTCATGGTCCTGGTGATGTGCAGGGTCAGCGAATAGAGCTGGACGACGAGTTCGCTGGGTTCATCGTGAAGGCGTGCCGTGTCGATAGGCACGGAAAGCGCAGGATCCGCAGAGCCTTCTTGTCACGAGCGAAGGGCCGCAGTAAGTCCGGCCTCGCGGCCATGATCGAGTGCTACGAAGCGTTAGGTCCGTGCCGGTTCGACCATTGGGCCGAGGCTGGCGAAGTGTCCGATTGGGGTTACGAGTACGAAGAGGGCGAGCCTGTCGGCCGCCCGTTGACGTACGTCGAGATCCTGAATGTGGCCACCGAAGAGGGCCAGGCGGGCAACACCTACGACGCGGTCTATTACATGCTCAATCCGGAGACTTGTTCTCCTGAACTCCTGGCCACATATGGCCGGATTGACGTCGGATTAAGCCGGATCAACCTTCCCGATAAGCGCGGCTACATCGAGCCTGTGTCGTCTGCGGACTCGTCCAAGGATGGCGGCAAATCGACCTTCATTGTCGCTGATGAAACCCATCTGTGGGTGCTCCCGCGGTTGCATCGTCTTCATGGGGTGATGACCCGGAACCTACTGAAGCGCAAAGAGGCCACCGGTTGGATGTTGGAAACCTCAACGATGTACGCCGAAGGTGAGGGGTCTGTTGCTGAGGGCACCCACGCTTTTGCGGAGTCCTCATCGAGGTCACGCGTGTCGCTACTGTTCGACCACCGTCAAGCGGACATGGGATGGGACCTGTCAAAGAGGTCCCACCGGGTCAAGGCGTTACGCGAGGCGTACGGCCCTGCGGCGTCATGGATGGACCTTGCCGCGTTGGCTGACTCGTGGGACGACCCCCAAGTTTCCGAGGGTGACTGGCGGCGGTTCTGGCTGAATCAACCGGTGCCATTAGGCCGGCCGGTTCCGTCTGAGTTGCCGAATTGGGCTGTTCTCGCGGACGCGGGCGGTGTCGATACTGCTACTGCGATCGGCGTGGCGATGACTGCGGATCGGGGATGGTGTTCGGTTGGGGTATCGACTGGCACCCACGTGCCGATGTTGGGTATCAGTCGCCGGGATCCGTTTGGACCGTGGGTTGTCCCGTTCGTAGTGGAGTTGCACGGTGCCACGAAGGCCCCAGTGGTGATTGACCCAAAGGGGCCCGCTCGGACCTTGATTGAACCTCTCGAAGCTGCGGGCGTCCGGGTGGTTCCGGTGGACTTCAATAGTTTTGCCGATGCCTGCGACGACATCTTTGACCGCGTGTCCGAGTTCACTTTGAGGCACGACAGTAACGACGACCTGAACGCCCAAGCTCAGTCCGCCAAGTGGCGGGTCTCTGGTGACCGCAGGGTGTGGTCTCGCAAGTATCCAGTCGATGCGCTTGAAGCTGTGACGTGGGCCATGCACGGCGCATTGCATCACAAACCATCAGCGGTCCCGCTGTCTGCGTTCGTCTGACTACCCCAAAGGGGGCACGTGATGTCGGTCCGCGAGATTCTGCTCGCCCTGTTCCTGCTGGCCGCGTTCAGTCTGATCGTTTGGGGTGTCTCCATGTGGTCCATTCCCACCGCGATCGTCGCGGCAGGTGTGTCCGTCGCGTTCATGGCGATCCTGTTCCTGGCTGAGACCCCGACCTGATGCGCCTCTCTGAACGCATCGTTGGGCGGAAGTCGTTCAGTGAGCCGCCGTTCTGGGCGCAGAACACGGGCCTGTACTCCGGCGTTCTCCCTGACCGCGAAGAGATCGGCCGCGACTTCCAGGGGTTCATTGAGGCCGCCTACAAGGCGTCCGGTGTTGTCTACGCCTGCTCGCTGGCGCGCCAAATGTTGTTCTCCGAGGCGCTGTACGCGTGGCAGAAACTCGACGCGGACGGCCGCCCTGGGCTCTTGTTCTCTGACGACGGTTTGAACCTGTTGCGTAAGCCGTGGCCCTCGGGGACGACGGGCGAGCTTGCGGCGCGGATGATCCAAGACACCGACTTGGCCGGGAACTTCTTCGGCACCACCGTCGATGATGACGGGCAGGTTGGGCGGTCTGCGAAGGGTGTCGGTTTGCGGATTGCCCGGATGCGCCCTGATTGGGTGACGATCATCCTGGGGTCGAAGTCGGGGAACATTCATGCGCTGGATACGCGGCCGATCGCGTACCAGTACAAACCCACCGCCACAGGTGGCGTGCCTGCGCCTGAGCCGGTGTTGTTGTTGCCGTCCGAAACGTGCCACTTCTCCCCATCCCCCGACCCTGCCGCACGGTTCCGTGGGATGTCATGGTTCACGCCGGTGGTGCGGGAGATCATGGCCGACAAGGCTGCGACGAAACACAAGCTGAAGTTCTTCGATCAGGGCGCGACCCTGTCGACCATCATCACGTTGGACAAGGACGTCACGCCGTCCGCGTTCGACGAGTTCGTGGCGCAGTTCAGGGCACAACACGAAGGTGTCGACACCGCCTACAAAACCCTGTTCATGGGCGGCGGCGCAGATGTCACCCTCAACGGGTCCAACATGCAACAGATCGACTTCAAAGCCACCCAAGGCGCAGGAGAGACGCGGATCGCGTCAGCGTCTGGGATGCACCCGGTCATCATCGGGCTCTCTGAAGGGCTGGCGGGTTCGTCGCTGAACGCCGGCAACTTCGACGCAGCCAAGAGGTTGACGGCAGACAAGACACTGCGGCCGTTGTGGCGCATGGCCGCCGCGTCCCTACAGCCCCTCGTGACCGCCCCGGCTGGTGCGTCGTTGACGTACGACGACCGAGACATTGCGTTCCTGCGTGACGACTCCACCGACGTGGCCGACATTCAGTCGAAGCAGGCGGTCACTGCCAGGCAGTTCACGGACGCCGGGTACGAGCCCGCGTCGGTCATCGAGTTCCTTGAGACGGGGAACCTGCGTGTCCTCAAACATTCCGGCTTGTACTCCGTGCAGTTGCAGGCCCCGGGTTCCACCACATCGCCACAGGAGGCGTGATGCAGAAAACCATTACCGGCGTCAGCGTCAAGGATGCCGACAAGGGAACCGTTGAGGCGGTGTTCTCGACGTTCAATGTCATCGACAAGGACGGTGACGTCACCGTTCCCGGTGCGATCAAGGACGGCACCAAGGTTGTCATCTCTGCCTACGGTCACACGTCGTGGCAGGGGATGCTCCCTGTTGGCAAGGGGGTCATCAAAACCACCGATACCGAGGCGATCATTCAGGCTCAGTTCTTCCTGGACACCACGCACGGGTCTGACACTTTCAAGACAGTGAAGGCGTTGGCCGAGTCGGGTCAGGGTGAGTGGTCCTATTCGCTGCGGAACGTGACGCAGAAGATGGGCGAGTTCCAGGGCGAGCCCGCGAACTTCCTCGAATCGATCGAGGTTAACGAAGTTTCCCCCGTGCTGGTTGGTGCCGGTGTCAACACCCGGACCCTCAACACGAAGGGCTTGAAGTTTGCCGACGAAGGCGAGACGGTCCTGACCGCTCTCGAATCGTTCGTTGGTCGCGCATCGGAGGTCATGGTCCTCCGCTCCGCAAAGGGTCGCTCACTGAGCGCCGAGTCCACCGACCTGCTGAAGCGGGTCGAGGGTCAGGTGGCGAAGTTGGCCGACCTTCTCGCCGAACCGGAATCCCCCGGCGAGGCGTCCCTTGAGGACATGGCCGCACTGAAGCGAATCCAGACGGATCGCCTGCGCGCCGAGTTGTTCTCAAACCTTCCCAAAGGAGCATAACCATGAGTTTCCCAGCATTGAAGGAAGCGCAAGGAAAGTTGATCAAGGCGCAGGACGACCTCGGACAGTTGTTCCGCGAGGCCGGCCCTGACCTTGACATGTCGAAGGTCACCATGATCGAGGGTGACAGCAAGGCCAAGGTCGCCGCGATCGCCAAGCTGAATGCCGAGTGCGCCGATCTCGCCAAGGAGGTCGAGGGTTACCTCGCCACCGAGAAGGCCGCGCAGGAGAACGCTGCAGTCCTCGCTGGACGGGAGTCCGGCGGTGCTGAGGATCAGGGCGAGAAGAAGGCCAACACGAAGTCCCTCGGCGACCAGATCTACACCAAGGGTCTGGGCGCGTTGAAGGCTGGCAGTGGCGTTCACTTCGACGTCGACGTCAAGACGTTGATGACCACAACCGCCGGTTGGGCACCCGAGACGACCCGGACGGGTACGCTCATCGATTTGGCGACGCGGCCGATTCAGATCCTCGATCTGATTCCGACCACGACCACGAATCAGGCTGCGATCAAGTACATGGAGGAAACGACCTTCACGAACAACGCTGCTGAGGTTGCTGAAGGTGGCACCTACGCCGAGTCGGCCCTGGCGCTGACCGAACGTACCTCGACGGTGCAGAAGGTCGGCACGTTCCTCCCGATCACTGACGAAGAGTTCGAGGATGAGCCGAGGCTGGCGGGGTACGTCAACAACCGCCTTCCGTTCATGGTTCGCCAGCGTCTGGATTCGCAGTTGATCCAGGGCAACGGCACGTCACCGAACCTTCGCGGGTTGCTGAACGTGGCCAGCATCCAGACCCAAGCGAAGGGCGCCGACCCGGTTCCTGACGCGGTGTACAAGGCGATGGTGCTGGTGCGTGTGACCGGTCGGGCCAACCCGAACGTGTTCCTCGTCCACCCGACCGACTGGCAGGACGTGCGCCTCCTCCGCACCGCTGACGGTGTGTACATCTGGGGCTCGCCTTCGGAGGCTGGCCCGGAACGCATCTGGGGCATCCAGGTCGCACAGTCCGACGCATTGACCGCGAACACGGGCATCGTGGTCGACACCTCCTACCTGGAGCTGTCGATCAAGCGTGGCATCGACGTGCAGGTCAGCAACAGCCACTCGACGTACTTCGTCGAGGGCAAGCAGGCGTTGCGTGCCGACATGCGTGCCGCGTTCGTTGCGTACCGCCCCGCCGCGATCTGCACGGTCACCGGCATCTGAGTCGATGGCTATCAGTGCATCGAGGGTCACCGCTTCTACTTCGGCGGTGGCCCTCAACGCGGCAAGCAGTAGCGGGCAGGTGTTGACGGTCAAGAACACGTCAGCAAACGCCGCTGACCTGGGCGCGTCCACTGTCACGGCGGCGGCGGGGTTCGACCTCGCCGCGGGCGCGACGGTGACGCTGACGGTTGACGCGGGTGACGTGTTGTACGCCATCCGTTCTGGTGGCGCTGATGCCACGCTCTCGATTCTTCGGAAGATCTGAAAGGGGCCAGTGATGGCTGTCATTGAAGGAACAACCCGACTAAAGTCGGTTGTGGCTGATTACGACTTCGCCACCGATGGTGGTGCGGTCGGCACGATCACTCTGCGGGGTGACAACGTGATTCCGGCGGGGTCTGTCATCACCGGCGGATTCATCGACGTTTCCGTTGCGTGTGCATCGGGCTCGGGGACGATCTCGATGGGTTCGGAGGCGGCCGGCGATCTGGTGGCCGCCGCTGGTCAGGCGTCGTGGACCACCGGGCGCAAGTCGATCATCCCTGCGGGCACTGGTGCGACGTCGGTGAAGACCACGGTCGCACGGTCGTTGTCGATTGCGATCGCCACGGCCGTGTTCACGGCGGGCACGTTCAAGGTCACGGTGTTCTACAAGTAATGCCTGACGGAAAGCGCCTCTGGCGCACTACCGAAGGCGGGCTTGTCGAGGACGGCCACCCCGACGCTGTCACATTGGCGTACGGCGTGGACGACCCCCTCGAGGGCGACGACCTGAAAGCCGTGGCGAAGCCTGCGAACAAGCAGGTCAAGAAGCCGACCAACAAGTGATGAGGGGGCGGCCGTGGCAACCCTGACATTGGCAGAAGTCAAAGCCGCCCTCAACATCACCTCTGGTGGCGACGACGCCGAACTTCAAGCGGTGATATCTGCGGTTGACGAAGGTGTCAACGTGATGTGCGGGTATTCCGAGTCGACGCCGTTCACGGAAACCAGGCGGTCGACCAACGGTCACATCATTGTGCGCAGGCGACCTATCCTGTCGGTGACCTCGATCACCGGTCAGCGCTACGGGGCGCTGAGTGTCGCCGGAATCTTCTTTACCGAAGAGTCCTCAATCATCCGGTCCACCTACACCGGCCTCACCATCGAGGATGACTGGTACACGGTCGTCTATAACGCTGGGCGCGCTAGCACCTCGGCAGCCATCAAACATGGCTCGCAGATCATCATCCAGCACCAGTGGCAGGTTCGCCGCGGCGTGTCCCCAGGTGGTAGTAGGTCACCGGGGCAGGGCGGGCAGGACGACGTGTCCACCGTCCCTGGCGTCTCGTACGCCGTCCCCAATCGGGCTATCCAAATCTTTCGGGACGCCGGGTACATGCGCGGCCCACTGGTCGCCTGATGATCGTCATCGAACCCGCCCTTATTGACGCCATTGTCGGACTCACTACCGAAGCCCTCAACGGCCCCACCGTCCTCGACGGCCAAGGGGTAACCGACGCAACCGGCGACATGGTCTGGATCGGGTGGGACCCCTTCTCTGACGAGTCCACCCGGTTCACCACGGATTGGGCTGAAGTGGGCGCGAACTACGGCGCCGCTCAAACGGTCGAGGGTGATGTGAACTGTTCCATGTGGGTCGGTGACGGCACCACGGACGCCGCCGAGGTGCGGGCTAAAGCACTCGCCTACATGACCGACCTTGGAACCGCGATCCGCGCCAACCCAACCTTGGGTATCCGCGAAGTCGTCTGGTGCGCAATGGGGCAAACAGTGTGGCGACAAACCCAATACAACGCCGGTGCCGCCCTCCATATTTCGTTCGCAATCCACGTCAACGCATTCATCTAGGGAGACCAAAACGATGGCGAAGGTTCAGTTCTTGAAGGACCACAAGTGTCCCGCCCCGTCCGGTGGGTGCCCTCACGCAGCACAGTTGGGAACCGGTGTCGTGGTGTTCCCGAAGCAGATCATCGAGATCCCCGATGCGGACGCGTGGGGGTATGTGCAGTCCGATTCGTGGACCTGTGCAGACAAGGCCACGGAGAAGCTCGCAGACGAACAGGCAGCAGCAGTACAAACCGCGCTGGCCATTGAAGCCGGAACGCAAGTCCCAACCTCTGAGGAGTCCTAATGGCTATCGGTTCTGGCCTCGGTGCACAGTTCGGCATCGCCACCGAAACGACCCGCAACACCTATGTTGCGCCCACCTTGTTCTACCCGGGGAAGTTCAAGGTCAACGCCCACAACGAACGGATGCCCCTGGAGGGCAGTGCGGCCGGCCGCCATACCCCACCAGATGAGCAGATCACGAAGACATGGGTCGACGGGTCCTATGAGGGCCTCGTGTTGAACGCCTCCTTCGGGCGGCTGTTCATGCACATGTTCGGCACGACGGTGGCCCCCGTGCAGCAGGCGGCAACGATCGCCTACTTGCAGTCCCATGTGTGGGCTGACAACTTCGGGAAGTATTTCACGGCGCAGGAGGGTGAACCGAACCGGTTGGGGACGGTCACTCCGAAGACTGCCACCGGGTGCAAACTGAAGTCCCTCGAGTTTTCGTGCACCTCAACCAGCTTGGTGACGGTGAAGGCTGAGTTCGTAGGTGCCGTGTACACCACGGCGCAGACGTTGGCGACGGCGGCGTACACGATCACCCGGCAAGGGTTCTCTGGGCCGCAGATGGACATCCAGCTCGGCACGTTCGGTTCGACTGCGACGGTGACCGGGGTGCGTGGGTACACGATCAAGTTCGAGCGCCCGTTGTCGGAGGACTTCTATGGCGGCAGTGCGGTGATGGCTGAGGGGATATACAACGACTCCGCCAAAATCAGCGGCACCCTCGACGTCGACCTTGTCACGTTGGCCGACTTCCAGAACCGGGCCGTTGCCCACACGTCGACCGCGTTGACGATCGCTCATGTGGGGCCGATCATCGCGTCCACGTATGCGGAGACGCTGCGGTTTAGGTTGCCGAAGGTGTACTTCGGTGACGATGACTTCGGGATCGAAGACAACGGCATCACCAAGTCGTCGGTGTCGTTTGAGGCGTTTGATGTGCCGGGTACGGGTATGGCGTTCCTGGACTACCTGACCACCGACACCACCATCTGACCGTGGCTCAGTCTGCGGAAGCTGCGTCGAGGGAACTCGCCGCGATTGGTGCCCGGTTGAAGGACATGGGCGCCAACGAGCACCGCAAGTACCTGCTCAAGGGGATCCGTGAGGGTGTGAAGACCGCCATCCCTGACGTACGTCAGTCCGCCGAGGACTTGTTGCCGGGTGGGTTCGGAACCACCGTGGCCGCGTCGAAGTTCGCGGCCCGGTCCCGTATCTCCGGCACCTACGCGAGTGTGAAGATCACCGGTGCCTCGAGCTCGTTGATTGACGAAGTGAACCGTCGTGGCCGGCTACGTCACCCGGTGTACGGGAACCGGTCGACGTGGGTCAACCAAGCCATCCCCGCAGGGTGGTTCGACAAACCCATGGAAGCCCAGAGTCCACGTATCAAGCGTGAGATTGAGGCTGTCATGGTGGACGTGAAGAACCGACTGGAGGCCATCTAGATGCCGATCCTTGTTTATACCCCTGAGGGTGCTGACCCGATCGAATGGGACTTCGACTTCGACAGGTTGCCTGGCCCGGAGGTTGCGGCCATGGAAGAAGCGGCCGGCTGCTACTACGACGAGATGCGGGTGGCGTTCTTCTCCGGGTCGTGGTCGGTGCGCAGGGTTGTGGCGTGGGTGCTCATGCGCCGAATGGTCCCCGGTCTGACGTTAGCCGCGTTTACGGCGTCCCCGCATGAGCTACCGAACGCTTCGTTCAACCTGGTGGAGGCCCGCCGGTATGTGGAGCAGTTCGGGGGTGACCCCGACGAGGACGACAAGGCGCAGATTGAGTCGTTGTTTGAGCGGTTCGGGGACGCCATCTACCGCAAAGACGACCTCGAGGTGTCTGACCCAAAAGGCTGACCCACCTGGAACGGGTGGAGTTCTACGAACTCGCGTTCGCCCAGGAGTTCGGGTGGACCTACGACCAGATCCTCGGTTTGCCGCTCAGTTCGTTTGATAACCATGCTGCCCGGTTCGACCGCGGCGTCAACAAGAGTGGGGGTGTGTGATGACTCAGAAGGTTGAGTACGACATCATCGCCCACGACAAGGCGTCGAAAACGTTCAATTCGGTGGGTGGTGCCGCGGGTAGTTCGGCGGCGAAACTGAAGAAGTTCGCGGTCATCGGTGCTGGTGCGGTTGCGGCTGGTGCTGCGGTCGCTGGTGTGGCGTTGTTCAAGATGGCGAAGATGGCGATCGAGGACGACGCCGCCCAGGCCAAACTTGCGAAGACGTTGCAGAACACGGCCGGTGCCAGTAAGGCGCAGGTTGCGGGTGTTGAGAAGTGGGTTGCCGCCCAAGGCAGGGCCAAAGGTGTCACGGACGACGAGTTGCGGCCCGCGCTGGAGAAGCTCCTCACAGCGACCGGGGACGTGGCGCAGGCACAGAAGCTCGCATCGTTGGCGATGGACGCCTCCGCGGGTACAGGGAAGGACCTCGGCACCGTTTCCGCTGCGTTGATGAAAGCCCAGAACGGCAACGTCGGCGCGTTGGCCAAACTTGGGGTTGAAACGAAGAACGCCAAGGGCGAGACCATGTCGTTCCATGACGTGACGAAGAAGATGGCCGACACGTTCGGTGGTCAGGCCACGGTCAAGGCGAACACGTTGCAGGGGAAGATCGACCGCCTGAAACTCATCTTCCACGAGACCGCCGAAACCATTGGGTCGAAGATGATCCCCATCCTGACTCAGGTGGCGGATTGGTTCCTGGTGAAGGTGGTGCCGGCCGCGGGCAAGGTGGCGTCGTTCCTGTCCGCCACCCTTGGTCCTGCCTTTGCGAAGGTTGGCGACTTCATCATGAACAAGGTCGTCCCCCCGATCAAAGACTTGGCGGGGAAGTATCTGACGTCGTTGCGTGAGGGGTTCGATAACGCGAAGGGTGGCGCGAAGGACATCCAACCCTTCCTCGACCTGTTGGGTGCGGCGTTGAAGGGTGTGGGAAAGATCATCACGAACGTGTTGTTCCCGGCGTTGGGGAAGATCTACGAAGTGGCCTTCCCTGCGTTGGGCACTGGCCTCAAGATCGTCGCCAAACTGTTGGGGAAGGTGGGGGAGGCTGGGAAGTTCATGTGGAACAACGCACTCCAACCCGTCCTCAAAATGGCTGTCACCACTGTGGGCATTGTGATCGATGCGTTCGGGAAACTGTTCAGTGCGATTGGGTCGATTAAGGGTGCGCCGGCGTGGATCAAGAAGACCGGGGACGCGTTGAACGAGGCCGCTGATAAGGCGTTCAAGCTTGCGGATGGGATTGAGAAGATTCCGGATAAGAAGGATGTGACGGTGACGACGACGTTTGTACGTCGTGGTGTCACGTCGGATGGTCAGGCTGGTGCGGTTCGTGCTTATGCGAAGGGCACTAGTCGGCATCCGGGTGGTTGGGCTTTGGTGGGTGAGCAGGGCCCTGAGTTGGTGAATTTGAATCGTGGTGCGCAGGTGTATACGGCGGCGGAGACGCGGCGGATGACCGGTGGGGTTGGGTCTGGTGTTGGTGGGGGTTTGTCGGAGCGTGAACTTGCCCGGGCGTTGGCTGGTGCGTTCCGTGGGATGTCGTTCCGGTTCGAACGCCGTGACGCTGGCCAAGACATCTACCGGTTGGTCGGCTGATGGCTGCTGATCGTTTGCGGTTTGTGGATTCGGTGGTCGCATCGCCGACGGTGCGTTTGGATATTAACGACCAGGCGGCGACGTCTACGTCGTGGTTCTCGACGTTTGAGTGGACCCCCGGCCAGTTGACTAGGGCGATCAGTGAGAATGCGATGGGTGACGGAGGCAACGTCTCATCCTCGAGGCGGGGGTTTGGGTCGCTCCGTGTGACGACCACACTGAGGGCGGCGAACCAAGACACGTTGGCCACACAGTTTCAGTTACTCACACGGGAGTTGGATCGGGAGACGAACTGGGTTGAGTTCCGCCCCGACGGCGCCACCAAGAGTATCTACTTGAAGACGTACCGGTCTGATGTTGCGTTGATCCGGGTGGTTCCCGCGCAGGTCGGGATGTTCATGGTGGAGTACGAGATCCTGACCGACCCCTACGGCATCGGCCTACGGGAAACGATCTCGATCGGGACCGTGAACAACGACCCCGCCGCTGGGTCGAATGGTTGCTACTTCGACGTCACCGGGGTCATCGGAGACGTTCCTGCACCGCCCGTGATTATCGACACCGTCACCGGGTCAACCATGCAGACTTTCGGGGTCCGACAGACCGGGACCCCCTCCAACATCAGTGTGGCGTTCCTCCAAGGCGAATCCGCGGGCACACTCACCGGGTTCAGTAACCCCGGCGGTGCAGCTGACGCAGCAATGTCCGGTTCTGGGACCACCAACTACGTTCGCTCCACCGCGGCCACCGGAAACGTTATCTGGACGGTCACTGGTACGGATGCACAGATGATCGCCAACCGTGGCACCTACCGGGCCTTCGTCGTGGTCCGCATATCAAACAACACCACCGACTGGACTATCGCCGACAACAACGGCGACGGCACGCTGTACCAGCCGCCACGTTCGTCGTCGCGGCAGATCGTAGACCTAGGGCTACGGGTGATCGGCCCGGGCATAAACAAAGCCGGTGCCGACGGACTCCCGTCACCGACGCACTCCATCGGCACCGGCCTGGACTTCAACCGCACATCGGGTGCGGGCACGATCGACGTTGACTACCTGGCCCTAATCCCCGCCGACACCGCGCAACTCACCTGGGACTTCGCCATTGGTGCTTCACTGGAGCAACTGGTCGATTGCACCCAGGAATCGATCACCGGGAAAGAGGCTGGTGCGTCAGCGTTCGACGGCACCGGAAACGTTGGCGGTGTCGCATCGGCGTCGGGTGGGTTCCCGTCCTTGGTGCCGAACCAGACCAACCGGTTCTACTGGCACAGGTACGCCCAGGGCGGCGGGACCCACACGATCTCTAAGTCGGACACGGCCTCCCCGACGTTCTACTACAACCCCCGCTACATCTTCATCCGCCCGAGCACCACATGACCCTCAGTGTCCCCATCACAGTACGCATAGATGACCGCCACATCACCCCCCAAGTGGCCGCGGTGAAGTACAAGATCAACGCTGTCGGCGGTGTCGAATCGATCAGCCTCCGGTTAGCACGGCAACTCGACCAACTCCCCACCGACCTTGCGTTACTCACCCGCGTGTACGTCTACGACGCACGCTCCGCGAAGACACTGGCCGAAGGCAGGATCACTGACACCGGCAGATCAGCGGACGCCACTAGTGGGCAGCAGTGGGACATCACCGCGTTCGGCCCCGCCCAACACGCCTACGACGAAACGAAACCCTACATCCTCGTCGACACCCGCCAAGACACCTTCGTTAGGTACTTCGGGTCCACGAAGAACGCCACCACCCAAACCGACGAACGCTCCGAAGACGAACCCTCCCTCGTCATCGCAGCGGAGGAGGGGAAGTCGATCACGACGTCCTGGTTGGGGGACTTCATCAACCGGTCGTTCCTCCAGGCTGGCATGAAGATCGCGAGGGTCCGGTGTGACCTCGACTCCGGGATCACGAACGCGAACTACAACATCCGGCTCATCACGAGGAACGGCACCGCAGGCGCCACCGTTGTTGACTCTGCTACTGCGAACACGGCGGGGACCACGTTGGCGGCCACCATTGTGGGGACCATCCCCGCCGACCACGACGTCGCCGAAGTATCCGTAGTTCGCACCACCTCCACCATCACGGCCGCGGAGACCCACTGGTTCGAGACCTACAACTGGTCAATCAGCGCAGTTCGGAAGGCCGCGACCGGTGCGGACATCACCAGTGGAACCTACGCGCAGAACTACGTCTTCGCACACGAAGTCGTCAACGACCTGTTAGGTCGCTCGCTCCCCCAGTTCGACGGAACCAACGCATCTGTGTCCACGGGTGGCACCTATCAGATTGACCAGTTGGCCTACCCTGACGGGGTCACCCCCGGGCAAGTCCTCGAGGACCTCATGGTGCTGGAGCCGGGGTACCGGTGGACAACCGGGCCGACCACATCCAGTGGCGGTGGGTATGCGTTCAAGTGGGTAGCATGGGATGGCAGCCCACGGTACGAAATCACATTGAACGACGGCGGCAGTTTCCCTGTGTCCGCGTCCGACCTGTACAACGAAGTGACCGTCCGTTGGCAAGCGCGCAACGGCCGCACCAGGAGCACCACCGTCACTGGTGAGTGTCCCATCCTCACCACTGCGGGGGTGACCCGGCGGGCCATGATTGACCTGGCCGACGAGATCGGGTCTAGTGCGAACGCCACCCAGGCAGGCACCAACTTTCTGTTAGATCACAAGTACCCGGCGAATACTGGGCAACTGCGGGTGAACCGTCCCATTCTCGACCTGAACACCGACAGCATGATCAGCCCCCAAGAGATCGAACCGGGGAACCTGATCCGTGTCAAAGGTCTTGAGTCGTACCCCGACGCTTTGAACGCCAGCGACAACGACGGCCTCACGATCTTCCGGATCTGGACCATGGAATACGACTCCGACACCGACGCGGCCACGTTGGAGCTCGACACATACTCCAGGACCGTCGCCAACCAAGTCGCCGGACTCATCCGGAAACGCACCAGGAAGCGGTGAAATGCTTGTGAAGGAACTCGGGACATTCCTCTTCTTGATGGCCGCAGTGGTGACCGCTGTGACCGTGCTCGCTACGGCTTTGTGGGTGGTCATCCGTTCCCCGCTTCAGGACTTCATCGAGAAGGTCAACGCCACCAACAAAACGTTGACTGTGAACGGGAACAAGGACCCCGACAACCAGACCTTCCTTGACCGGATGGGGAATGTTGAGGCCGCGTTGTTTGATATGCGGCTGTATCAGAACGAGATGAAGCGGCAGGTCGATCGGATCGAGGGCACAGTGAATGCGTTGGGTGCTGCAGCTGTGGCCGACGCGGGCCGCTTGGACGCACACGAGGCGTGGTCAGCTGTGACCGCTGCCCGCCTGGGTGTCCCCGGTCCACCAGCGAAAGGACAAGAATGATCATGCCTACACCTCGAGGGTTCTACCCCTCCGCTGTCATCAAACAAATTCCCCCAGGTGCCAACGATCCCGCCATTGTTCCCCGCCTAGCCATCCTGCATGTGGCTGTGTCCGAGTCCTCGTCGTTGTTCGACTTCTTCAACGGCCCCAGTGGTGGGATCGAGTCCCACTTCTACATCACCCGGTCTGGCCTCGTTGAGCAGTACCGGTCGATCTACTTCCAGGCCGACGCGAACCTCGGCGCCAACAACTTCGCTGTGTCCGTGGAGACTCAGGGGATGGGTGCTGGTGAGTGGACCCAAGCCCAGCTCGACGCGATCAAGAAACTCCTCCGCTGGCTCCACCGTGAGGCCGGTGTCCCCCTCACGAAGTGCCAAGCAGCAGATGGCAGCGGTGTGGGGTATCACAGCCAGTTCAGGTCGTGGTCACCCGTCGTGAAGACGTGTCCCGGCCCAGACAGGGTCCAGCAGTTCGAGACGGTCCTCGTCCCCTGGATGAACTCCCTCGGTGTGAAGACAGCGACGAAGGTCACCGTGGCCCGCCAAGCGGTCACCGCCGCCATCCGCGCGCTACGTGAAGCGTTGCCGTCCAGGCGCGGCGCACGGAACCAGATCAAGCCGTTGAAAGAAGTCCGCAACAACCTCCCCAAGGAGTAACCAGTGAATCCGTTGACGTACATCCCCCAGCAAGTCCGGTTCGTCCTGTACCTGGCCTACGCGATCGGGCTCCCCGTGATGGCCTACCTCGTCCGCGAAGGCATCGTTGGTCCCAGTGAGATGGAGTTGTTCTCCAGCCTCGGCGTGGTCCTCGGTGCCACCGCCGCGTCCAACATGAGCTCGACCAACACCACGGGGGACCAGGATGCCTAACTACTTCTACGCCTCAGGGATCGACGCCGCACTCAACGGCGAAATCGACTTCGACACCAACACCATCAAGGTGGCGTTGACCACATCTTCGTACACCCCCGACCGTGGGGTGCATGACTACTTCAACGACGTCACCAACGAAGTCGTCGGCACCGGGTACACCGCTGGTGGTGCCACCCTGGGTACGTGTACGTGTGCGTATGTGGCGGCGAACTCGTGGGGTGTCGCTAGGGCGAACTCGACGGCGTATGCCCTGGGTGAGGTGGTGCGGCCGGCCACCGGGAACAACTTCGTGTACCAGTGCATCGTCGCCGGCACCAGTGGCGGCAGCATCCCCACCTACCCCACTACTTACGGGGGGACGGTCACCGACGGTGGTGTGACGTGGGAGTGCGTGGGTGCGGGTGGTGTGGTCCTCGACTCGGTAGACCCGTCCTGGGCAACCAGCACGATCACAGCCCGGTACGGGGTCATCTACCGGGACACCGGCACCCCGGCCACCTCCGCGTTGATCGCCCTCCTGGATTTCGGGTCCAACCAAACCAGTACGGGTGGCACGTTCCTCATCACGTTCAGTGCGGCGGGCATCGTCTACGTCGTCATCCCATAACCCAGCCCTACTGATCTAAGGAGACACCAATGCCTAGCACTTATGTTGCGATCGTTCCGTCTATGCCGGTTGGGGATGGTACGGCGTATAACACGTCGACCACTTTAACTGCGGTTTCGCCTGCCCCGGATGTGACGATCCCGGCGAACTTCTTGACTGTGGGTTCACGTTTGCGGGTGACCGCCTCCGGTCGGTATGGCACCACTGCGACCCCGACCCTGATCCTTGGGTTGTACTACGGCGGCACCGGTGGTGTCGCAGCTGGTGTCACCAGTGCGATCACGATGCCGTCTGGTGTGACGAACATGTCGTGGCGGTTCGAGGCCATCATCGACGTGCGTACCCAGGGGTCCGCCGGTACGGGGTTTGTGCAGGGGCACTTCATTTACTCGTCCGCTGCTACGACCACGCTGACGGCGTTGTGTCCCGGGTCGGTTCCGGCGACGTTTGTGTGTGACACGACCACCGCGAAGGCGTTGGTGCTTGGTGCGACGTGGGGTACTAACTCGGCGTCGAACACGTTGACCGTTCATCAGTGGCTAGTCGAGTCAGTCTCCTGATGTGGCACCC